ATCTGTGATAGTAGTCTTTGCCATTTATCGTAGTCTCTCTAAGTATATTTCGACATCAGTCGTCTGTTGTTGGTTAAGAACCATAACTGTAATTGTAATGTAATATGCGTTCTCGTCAGGGTCGTCATTTATAACAACCTCTTTCAACTCAACACGAGGTTCTTGATCGCCGATTGAGTACCGTATCTCCCGCTCCATGGAAGCTTTAGTAATAGGGTCGGCTGGTTCGAATAAGTATGATTTCAAATTACAACCAAACCTTGGATTAAAAGGCTTTTCTCCCTTCCGAGTTAGGAGTATGTTTTTAATTGAATTCTTAATAGCGTCGAGGTCAGTTAACGGACGGACGTCGCCATACAATGGGTGGACTTTGAACGACGTGTTTAAATCACGATATCCAACACCCACGCCAGTTATATTTGACTTTGCTTCTTGGACTCTAGCGTCCGATAATTTTTCTGTACTCATAGCTTTATTTATACCTTATGTTCCAGAAGTCGGCGATTTAGTTTCGTCTTGACCATGCCCAGCAGAATCTACACCTTGACCGTGAGTGTGAGAATGTAAAGTAACCTTGGTGTCAGTAATAGAACCAGAAACGACTTCAATAGATCCCGCATTATATTTGACCGAAGCGTCTGGAGAAGTTACTGTATGTTTCGTAGTAATACTCTGAGTTAGGTTAGATCCAATACTATGCGTAGAGTCTTTACCAATCTCTTTAACTTCATTATTACCTACCGATACGTTCCAGTTGTTACCAACTTCCATATTAACATTATTGTCGACCTTAATATTCCAATCGCCTTTAACGTACATGTTCACGTCAGTATCTACTGTAAGATTGACGTTACCTTTAACATAACAATTATCGTTATCAATTATTACTGTATATCGTTCTTTATTAATTCTAATTACTTCAGTTCCGTCCGGATGAACTTCACGCCAAGTACCAGCTTTATGATATTCGTGTATACGCTCGGCGCCTTCAGTATCGTCTATCTCGAAGATATGCCCAGCTTCAGTTTCTTGTACGTGGTTCTTAGGATACTCGGCAGCATATGGAGTTTCAGGTTCATCCCAAGATCCGGTTGGAGTTTGTACACCCTTTTCGACCGAATCTTTCTTAGCCTGAACCGTTCCTTGTAGGTTATCCTCACCTCTCGCCAAACGGTTAACGTCAGACTCGCCAACTAATTCCTCGACGGGGTAAGTTCCGTCTGGGTCTGAGAATCCTTTATTACTGGGTCGTTTCTCGTCTTGCTTGGAGGCAATCGTTCCCATTATAATAGGGTCTTGCGCAGTAGAAGAATCCCTAAAGAAACCAACGACCCATGAACCTTGTAATAAGAAATGAGGACTTTCGCCTATACCCGATTGACCAGAAGTAGTGGTCGGCATCATCACCGTTGCCCAAGGTAAGTCTTCAGTTGGAATACCTACTTTATCCTCGGTATGAAGACCAAAGACTCTAACCCTAACTCTGTTAAGTTTCTCGGGATCGGAGACGTCTTCAACGACTCCAGTGAACCAAGTAAAACTTGAATTAAAAAACTGATCCATTAGTATTTGCCCTCTATCATATTGAAGTCGATAGAATCTTTACGAAGCGATACACGCTGCGAATATCCACCGTCTTTATCAAAATTATGTACGATCGACGATATTAAAAACTTACCAGATAGAAGGTCATCAGTACCAATCTCAGGCAATGCTTCTGGATCGGCAGCTGGCGGTAGATCTATATTAATACAAGTTCCTACTCTCAATCGAGTATCGCCATCTACTGTTATATTATGAGTAATTGCCGTTTGGTTATTTACAACCATTGCCTTCTTAGGAACGGAGTTTTCAAATCTGTTATTAAGGTTATCAATACCAGAACCGAATGCCAACGAGTTCTCAGAAATATAAAATTGTTTAGCATTATTATAGTCGGATATATTAGTTCCTGAAATCTCGAACTCTTTATCTAGAATAATGTCTTTATCAATCTTAGGTAAGTCTTCGTCAAATATAGAATAATCGTTGTATCGGTATTCTTTCTTTGAGTAATCTAATGCGTGAGTCCTAGAGAAGTATCCGCCAGTATTCATAACTTCAAAATGAGACATACCGATATTAGAATCTATAGAACGGATTCGAGTACGGTTAATATCAAAGTTATCATCAGAGAATGCTTTGGTATTATCGTGCGACCGTTGCTTGTAAGTATCAAAGGAATCCCTACCTACCATTTCTTCATATGACGAAAGTATATTCCCATGGAATAACGTTTCAAATAGGTAGAAAGGAGAACCGTTAACCTTCTGTGCTTTCGACAATAGCAGTTTAAAAGTATCGGCATATGAATAGTTAGGCAATACAATCTTAAAGTTACCTTCAGCAGTATCGTCTAATACTGTCAATTGTTCCCTAGAAATATCCGTAAACAATTCTGATATTATACTAGTCATTACACCAGATACTGAACTTGATATTTTCTTAATACTAGAAGCAAATGCTGCTTCCGATATCGCAGTAAACTTATAAACCTGAGCTTCATTAGAAGGTCTAGAATAATTCTTTATCCCAGTAACAACTAAGTCTGTCTCTAATTGAACGAAGTCCGAATCGGGAGTATCTTTCTTGAGGATAATTAATTTTAGCTTTTCATTACCTGTTATTAGATACCTTTCGAGTAGGTTTACCCCATCTACGATTGTAAATTCATATACTAAGAAAAGAGAAGATAAGGTTTCTCGGACAGAAAAGTCATTAACAAGAAACGATATATCAACCTGTTCTGAATTGTAATTAGTCAATACGAGCTTATGTAGTTTATACTTACCCGATTGAATATCTTCTTTAGAATCAGCCATTTATCAACCTTCTATATTCAGCAGCAAATTCTTGTATAAACCCTTTACGAACCACACGAATATACCGTCTTTCGTTATTACGTATTTCTTCATCTTCGGCATACGTTACTATAGAATCCGGAGTATAAAGGTTTTCCCAGTTGTTATATTTACGACCTTCTTCGTCTGTATAATATGCGACTGAGTTTTTATATGCTCGAATCTCGTAGTTACCTGAAATAGAAGTAGAATCAGAACCAACTAACTCTTCACCAGGAGCAAACGAACCCGAGTCTATACGGATTACAAGTTGATTTACTGTAGGATTACGACCGATAACTGTTGCCGTTGCATTTGAAGTTACGCCTGTTATGATAGTACCTTCTTCAAACTTACCAGCAATAGAATTTTCATTTATACCGGATTCTCTACCCCTAAAAAGGGTAATCGTATGGTTCGCATATTTACGGTCGATATGATCTTGAAGTTGATTATATGTCATTGGCCATGACTCTAAACCGCCAGATAAAGAATCGTTTATGATAAAGAAAGTCCAATGATATGCTGTTTTACCATACAATTGATATGATAACTGATCTGGGCGTTCTTCCCCGATCTCATATAACTGATACGCAGATGCGCCGTCGAACTTCTTATTAATCGTTCTTACTTGACGGAATATATCTGGAATAGCAGTTGTTTGCCCTTCCCCGAAAAAGTCATACTCGATTAATGGTAACTTATTAAAATACATCCGTATCTCCTACTGTAATTTAACAATATCTTCGCGAGATAATGCTTTTGTTTCTTTGAATGATAACGATACGTCAACTTCAATAGGAGAACCATCGTAGTGTAGGGAATTACCAGTTGCGTTATATACTGTTGCCAATCCCTCTAAGTAACACTCATATGGTTTAGGAAACTTATCGTTAGGTTTACCATTAGGTGCTAAGAAAGCCAAGTCCCATTTTAAAGGGTATGCTAGTGTTTTAGAATCTTCGGCACCCTTTTCTGCGTACATATATTTACGAAACGAGTTGACGATATTTTTAATACTTTCGGCTTCTTTCTGCGAGTTGGCAACTAGTTTAAATTGAAAGTTATAGGCACGAAGTGTAGAATTAGAATATTGTAATACCGTATTAGGGTTGATTGCTATCCCTTTCTTCTGTAAGTATAAGTCTCGTCCGCGATCAACTAACCCAGAACCCATACCGAAGTTAGACATGACCTGAGAGTTAAGCACCTTAGACATAGTAGCATCACCGCCACCCGTAGCAGAGGTAAGCTGGTTCTTTAGAGCAGCTTCGTCTAGACCATCTCCGGTAAACATTGACTCTGCAACACCAGCACCTGCCTCGCCTAGAACCCCAAGGTCGAAGTTATTATACGAAGCTCCGTCAGTAACGGCATAGTTGTTCGGCATGTATAATGCTATCTCGGCATCAGCCACTTTGTCGTTATTGTCGTATCCTGTGAATATAACACAAGCTTGATTTTCTCCGTTAAGAGTTGATGGGTATCTTACCATACAGTTGCCTACTATAAATAGTTATTGGATTACTTGGTATTATTTATATGAGAAAAACGTACAAGGGAAAGTTTACCCCAAAAAACACCGAGAAGTATGCTGGCGATCATACCTCTATTATTTACAGGTCGCTATGGGAACGTCAGGTTTTTAAGTGGGCAGACGATAACCCAAACATAGAATTTTGGAATTCAGAAGAAGTCGTAATACCATACGTGTGCGAAACAGATAATAGAGTACATCGTTACTTTATCGATATGTTTCTTCAAACCAAAGACGGACGTAAGTTCCTTATTGAGATAAAGCCCAAGAGTCAAACTGTACCGCCAAAGAAAGGTGCTAGAGTTACTAAGCGATATCTTAATGAGTCGTTAACTTACATAAAGAATCAATCTAAGTGGAAAGCTGCTACTGAGTTTGCACTAGATAATGGGTGTACGTTCGACATATGGACTGAAGATAAAATCGAAGCGCTTGGTATTAAGTTGTTAACCAAGAATCCACCTAAGAAAAAAACAAAGCCTAAACCAAAAGCACGTAAACCAGTTAAGAAACCAACGAAGTCTAAGTAGTATATCCCCTACTCCTCCGGCGGTTCCTTGATTATACTATAAATCGACTGAAAAGTAAAGTATAAATAACGATATGGAAGAAAATAAATCACTATTTACAGAGCTAGAAGTAGCAGCATTCCGTGGCGGTATTAAACCTCGGTCGGACGAGTCACGCAAATGGTTCAGAGAAAAGGTAAAAGATCTCGGTCAAGTAAGACGACATGCCTTGCTTAAAGATCCAGCAGTTACCGCTCAGAATCGGTTTGTAGCTGGCAAAATGTTCATGTACTTCTACGACCCAAAGCATCGTAAGACTTTACCGTTCTACGATTCGTTTCCGCTCGCTATTATGGTAGAGCCAGCTCCAGGTGGATTTTATGGTCTGAATCTCCATTACCTATCGCCTATGGTTCGAGCAAAGTTTCTTGATAAACTAATGGAAACAACTAACAATAAAAAATACGACGAGACCACTAGGTTTAAATTGACGTACCAACTATTGAAGTCAGTCCGTAAGTACAAAGAGTTCGCTCCTTGTTTTAAACATTACTTGACTTCACAGGTTGCGTCTAAAATGGTAGTAGTTGAACCGCCAGAGTGGGAGATAGCAATATTCTTACCAACCGAGCAGTTCCGTGGTAAAAACAAAACGCACGTTTGGGGCAATTCTAAAAGGCAGTTCTCATGATTAATACTAGTATAGATTCGTTGAAATCGGTTTTTTCTAATCGTAGAGGAGTTGCCTCTAATAACCAGTTCCGCCTAATAATGCTTAAACCACCTGGAGTTCTAGGTGGATTCGGTGGCATAGTGGGTGGCGTTGGTCGAGGAGTAGACCTCTGGAATTCTAGAGACCTTTCTATCCTATGCGATTCTATCACTATGCCAGGACGTAACATATCTACGACTGAATATACGAACGGAGCGCAAACTCTTAAGACTCCGTATACCTTTATCAATTCTGAAGTAACTGCTTCTTTCATAGTTACTAATGATGGTATGGCTCGTAAGTATTTTGAATCTTGGATGGAAGCAATCTTTGATTCTCAGAACTACGTAGCTGGGTACAAAGAAGATTACGCAACAGATGTTGAAATTCAGCATCTAAATAAAAACGAAGGGTTAAATATAGTACATGCTGTTCGATTAAAGAACGCATTCCCTACTAACATTAACGAATATACACTATCAAACGCTGAAGAAAACTCAGTTAGTAAAATTGATGTAACATTTGCATACGATAATTATAGTAGTCCTTATACACTTGACAGCTTGACAAAAGCAATATTTTAAAATTGGAGTGAAATGATATGGCATTACCACAGATTGGTATAGTTAAGTACCATACGGTAATTCCGTCCACTGGCGAAACGATTGAGTTCCGTCCGTATACGGTAAAAGAAGAGAAAGCATTACTTCTCGCATTAGAAACAAAAGATCAATTAGCGCAGGTCTCTGCAGTAAAGGATCTAATTCAGAATTGTACGTTAGGTAATATTAAAGCCGATTCTATCGCAATGTTTGACTTTGAGTATCTGTTCCTACAGATTCGTTCTAAGTCCGTTGGTGAGATAGCAAATCTTGGTGTTAAATGTTCCTCTTGCGATGCTTCTAATAAAGTTGATATTGAACTTGATAAGATTGAAGTCAAGGGCGATATTAAACCTTCTACGAAAGTAATGTTAACAGATAGTGTAGGTGTTATGGTGTCATATCCTAAAGTTAAGGGTGTGATGAGACAGCTTAAAGGTAACAGTAAGAAAACGACGGACTATGAACAAACGTTGAATATTATTGCTTCTTGTATCGATTCTATTTTCGATGAAGAAAGCGTATATGATGCGGGTGATCATACTCCAGCAGAACTTCTAGCATTCGTTGAGTCTTTATCGGCAAGTCAATTTAAAGAGATACTATCCCTCTTTAACGAAATGCCTACACTCAAAGAAGAAGTTAAGTTTTCTTGTAGTAAGTGCTCAGCTGATAATAGTGTAACGCTAGAAGGACTTCAGAGTTTTTTCTCGTAAGTCTTTCTCATGAATCGTTAGAAAACTATTATAAGACCACATTCGCCATGGTTCAGTTTCATAAGTATTCTTTGACTGAACTAGAAGCGATGTTACCTTGGGAAAGACAGATTTACATTGCTATGTTAAACGAGCATGTAAAAGAAGAAAACGAACGACTAAAACAACAACAGAATAGGTAACGATATGTCAGATCAAAAAACAATTGATGCGTCTTGCGTCGAAGGAATAGACGTAAATGGTGACGGACACATCTCAAAAGAAGAGATGGATATGCACCTCGAGTTCAAACGAAAAGAACTTGAAGATAACGATGCGCAGCGTGATGCTATCCGTAAAATGGCTTGGTTCTCATTGATAGGTTTACTTGTATATCCGATCGGTATTGCCATCACCTCTTTACTAGGTTTAGATAAGGCTGCTACATTAATTGCTGATATTGCTCCGACATACTTTGCTTCTATCGCAGTATTAGTATCAGCTTTCTTTGGTGCCGACGCACTTAAAGGTAAAAAGTAAGGTAATCTATCATGGCAGAGACTCTTGATCAAACCCTAGAAAAGCTCATCAATGCAGTTGATGCAGCTAATAAGGATAAGCGAGAATTATCAGAAGAGTTCGGCAACCTAGAACTGGGTAATAAACTCAAAACACTCACGAAAGACGTTTTCTCAGAGAACGCCAAGCAGCTTAACGATTCGTATAAGACTGCCATGAAACTCATCGAATCCGATAACGAGGATAAAAAAAGCGAAGGCGAGGAAATGCTCAAGCTGCTTCAGGACTCGGTCGGAGACGAAGAAGATGCCGCAGAGAAACGTAAGGCGATTGCCGATCAAAACAACGCATTACTTAAAGTAGCATCAGGTCTAGAAGGATTTGAAAAATCCCTTGAAGGGTTTGCCGATGGCGCCACCAAAGGTGCTTTTGGTATCTCTGCTCTGTTACTACTATTCAATCCGGAAATGTTTGTATCTGGTTTGGTTAAGGTCATTGGCTTTATCAAGGAAGGCATTGACGCAGTTACTGCAGCATTCCAAGGCGACTTCTCTAAAATGCTAACTTTCTTTAAGGAGAATATGTTAGCAGTTATTGGTACATTAGCTTTCATGGCTGTTAAGTTCGGGGTTCTATCCGGAATCGCAAAGGGGTTCCGAACAGTAGTATCAGCATGGCGAGCCGTGCAGTTATCTTTACAATCCGGACTATTGTTTCATGCAAAAGAACTTGCTAAAACTGCATACGGTAAAGTAGCAAAAGGCATTACCACTGCTATTAGACTAGTCCGTGGTGGTATGTTGGCGATTAGCGTATTTATGTCAGGAACAGTTCTACCTGCTATCATGGGAGCGTTATCTGCTGCAGGTGCTGCGATTGCTCCCGTCTTAGTTGCTGCTGCTCCATTCATTGCTATAGGTGCTGCGCTCGCTGGGGCAATTTACCTAGTTGTAAAATACTTTGACGACATCGTAGACGTATTCTCATCGATCGGAAGTTGGGTATCTGAGAAGTTGACTGGGTTGAATACTTGGATATCAGAAACGTTTGGTATTGATATTGCTGGTTCGTTAACTGAATTCTGGAATTCCGTAACTGACGGAATGGGTCTACTTGGACTTGTAACTGCACCGTTCCGTTTAATAGGCGATTGGATTGCAGAACAGTTTGGGTTTACTGCACCGGAAGGTGAAGAAGGTGGATTTATAACTCATAAGTTGCGTGGGTTATGGGATTCTGTAAAAGAATGGTTCTCCTCTATATTACCTTCAGTAGACGACATTAAATCATACTTCTCTGGGTTTAGTTTATTTGGAGATGACCCTGAACCTGTTGCGGAACAGAAACCATTATCACAAATGTCCGAAGCTGAAATGAAGGAGTTAGCTGCTTCTAATTCTGGATTTTTCTCGTCGGAAGAAGAAGAATATGCTAAGTTACTACAGCAACGTAAAGCTGAAGAACAAGGTGTGTCTATAGAAAAGACTAACCCAGTATCACCTATCCGTGATAATCAGTTACAGAATAATGATCTTAAAGCTGAAGAGCAAATGGCAAGTAACATTGTTATTCAACAGAATATGATGGGAGGGGGAAGTAAGACACCTCCAGCTAATGTGAAGGCGTCTAACATAAACGTTACGAATAACGTCGACCTAGATAGTTATGCTAAGATATTTTCTAACTCATATTCTTTCTAAATGAAGTGTGCATAGGTCGAAATAATATATTTCGGTCCAGATATAGGTTTAGTACCTTTATGTGGGTGAGTCCAGAATGGCGGGAATAATACAGCTTTCCCTTCTTCTGGGTTCACTATCGCAGCTTCGTTCTCATCTTCCGACCAATCAAATAGCGTATTGCCACCTTCTATAACCGTATTCAAATAAAAGAAACATACCATAAACCTACGAGCCGAAGAATAATCTCCAACGTCGGCATGCCAATCAAACTGCTGTTTACCGTCTGGCTCATACTTCTTCATACGAAACTCTTCAAACCTATATGAAGTTGGGAAGTATTTTACCCCAACCTCTTTCTTGTAGAAGTCCATTAAGTAAGACGAAGCAGAATGAATTATATTACATTCCTTTTCAAAGTCAGGGTCGTTCGATAAGTTTAGCTCTGAGAACTTCTGCTTATCTTCATCGTGTATAGTATGACCAGATGCTTTCTTTTCAAACTTTTGTATTAGTTCTTTACATAAGTCAGATGGGAGCGCATCGGCAACTGGTACGATATAGTCAACTGTGTGTATCATAATTCACCTTTAAAAAACCCCACCGAAGTGGGGCATTTAGATTAACCTTCTTGAGCTAGTTTAGCAAAGTAAGAAAGCGTATCGTCTTCATCGTCAGCAGACGCAGCCACTACTGGCTCAGGCGTCGGGGCAGGAGCCGAAGAACGAGGAGCAGATGCCGTTTCATCAAGAGTAACTGACTCAGCTGTAGTCAATGGAGCAGCTTCTTGACCAAGAACCTTCATCAAACGAGCCTTTAACTCATCATATGATTTATAGTTCTTAGGATCAGTAAACTCAGTCAAAGAATGCAGAGAGTTATATACAGTTTCTAGTTTCGTATCGTCACCGTCATGTAATGCAGATGGAGCAGCAAACTCAGAACGGTCATAGTTACGATAGCCTTCAACGTTACGAATCTTCAATTTAAAGTCCGCACCTTCCCAGAAGTCAAATGGGTTAATAGGAGTTTCATCAGCAAACTCAGGTTGCATTGCTTCCATCAACTTATCAAAGATCTTCTTACCGAACTTGTAAAGGAATACTTTACCTTCGTTTTGTGGGTTAGAAGGATCAGAAACTACCATAATGTTGGCAACGTGCGATAAGCGACGTTTGCGCTGACGTACGATAGTCTTATTAGATTCGATTCCAGAGTTCCATAACTCAGAGTTCATCTCACCTAATGGATCAGGTTGACCGATAGAAGTTAGAGACTTCTCGATGTACCATAAACCGCTTGGACCTTTAAAACCGTGATCCCAGTATTTTGCCCAAGGAAGATCTTCACCTTCAGGAGCAGGTAGGAAACGAATAACAGCATAGCCGTTACCAGCTTTATCTACTTCTGGCTTCCAGTAATTATCGTTAGATTCTTTTTGAGTAGAACCACCCGCAGCTGCTGCAGCTTCGACTAGTTTATTGATGGCGCTTGCGCGAGAGCTTTTCATATTAGCAAATGACATATATTTTCCTCGTTGTATATCGTCGTATGTTTTTTGTTTCGGATTATCCAATTTACAGGGGTATTATACCCTATTTTCATTATGAAGTAAAGCCTTTTAAGATAATTTTTTTAACTTTATCGTAATCAGGATTTACAAAGCACTGGTACTTAGTCACCTTGCGGTATAGGTCTGGGAAGATTAATGTTTCCGTTATAACCTTATTCGCTCGGTTCATGAAGCCAGTCAGTTTATTAAGAATCACTAGAGTTTCGAGTTTAATCTCTCCCTGTAGGAATTCTTTAATAATAGGTGGATGCTCGCCTTCCTCTGAAGACAACATCTCGTCGAAAGTGTAATCTTTACTTTCTAACGTATTTATATCGTTCTGAAACTGGTAAGAAAGACTTTCGTGAATACGAGTGTATTCCTTATAGTTCTTTTCACCGTCTTCGTTAATCATATCCCCAACCCATTTAACGTCATGTATAAAGTTGGAGACGTAGTAGTCAACAAGAGCCTTCGAATTCTTCTGTTGCTTGCCGAGTTTAGCAAAGAAGTATTTATCCCTCCGTTTAAAGAAGGATTGCGGTTTAGCCGAAGTCTTAAAGTTATACTTCACCGCATCGTACGAGTCGGACTCGAAGTGTAACTTTATTGACTGATATAATCTAAATGAATCAAACGGTTCAATCATATAGGTAACTGATTACGTCGTTGAATGTAGTTACGTTCCATTGCCTCGGCTTCTAGTTTAGACAATAGAGACGGGGATAGGTATTTACCCGCATCTGTAACTTCAAGATTATTCTCTTCACAAACGAGTACAATAGCTTCAATTGGTCCCATTTGTTTCTTTCGTATATAGGTTTCTACGAGTTTAGTAAACTTCTTACCGTCCATAAACTCTAGTATGTTATCAACCATTAATCAACCCTCACAAGTACTGTCTCATCATTAATACGACCATTCGGAACTTTCTCCTTAGTGGTCAGGGAGTTATATAGTTTATCGAACTGTTTCTGAGTCTTAGATATATTCTTAAGAAACTCATCTGGCGAACGCATAGTCTTAGTCCGCGAAGTCTCAGGATCGAATCCCTTTAACGTAGTTCCAGATATCTCGAATCCTTTCGGTCCTTGGGCAAAGTATTCAGTAATCGTTTTGTATTTCGCATTTACTGCCAGGAGTCTTTGCGAACCGATAATTGTTACTGGGTCTACTGAAGCAATCTTAAGAGTATCGTCTTTCTTCTTATACTTCAATCGAGCAACCTGCTTAGATACATCAACTGTTTTGGCTTTACGAGGTTTGCGAACTGCCTTGTTAGCCACCTTGAACTTATCTAAATCAGTTAGAGCCTGTTCCCATACTTTGATACGTCGTTTAGTTTCACGACGAGTAAGGTGAGAGAATGCTTCAACAGCCTGATCGCACTTCTTATCATAAGCATCAGTCAACTCAAGTAGTCTAGACTCAACTTCTTTCTTAACTTGATTTACAGCAGCAGCCTTGAGACCAAGGGCATTGAACCGATTGTAAATATCGAAGTCAGTCTTTTCGCCTAGTATCCAAGAATCTTCTAACTCGTCGATCTCAGAAAGAATCGTATTGTTAACCTTCTCAGCCATAAGCTGGGCTGGACTTTTCCTAACAACGGCTGTAGTCTCAGATTCTTCTTCGACTTTAGCAGCCAGAACGGCTCTACCTTTTTGTAGTAGCTCTGGGAAGTATGTATTAAAGATACCTTCCTCGGCAGGGTAATTGTCAGGAAACTCCAGACCCAGCTTCTTCCAGTGACAAGCAGCAGCAACATGAGAATACATAGTAAAGTGGTATTCTGGTAGAGCGAATATCGCCTTCGCGTCAGCTTTACTATACGCAGTACGAACATACTCCTTTACAATCTTAGAGTATTCTTTATTCTCGAGCTCCTGATGAAAGTAATGCCTCATCTTGTTGAAGTCAGTTAACGGCGCACCAGAAAGACCCACTTTAATATGCTGACGTTTTATAATTTTCTTAGCCATGTTACAGCTCCTTATCAATTCAATACAAGTATTATACTCTATTCTTTATCAGAAGTAAAGCTTTTTTATACTTTTTTTATCTACGCATACTCGCATGTTCTTTTGCTTCTTCTTCACTTAGTATCGGCACGGCGTTGGACTTGTGCATAGTGGAGATTCCTTTAACAAGAGTTCCGGTGTATTGCTTTGGTTCGGCTTTTGCTGTAGAAATTGGACCCTCCGTCGTGAGGCTTGCGTACTGCTTCGTCTGGCGGTAGTTCTGGAACTTCGGGACATATTCGGTAAACTCCTGTTCTTTCTTCTTTGGCTTTGAGTAAGCATCGTATTTCTTTTTGCGCCCAGACGCATAATGGCGCATAGAACCGTGTATCATCTATCTAATACTCCTGTCGCTGAAATAGCAAAGCGTTCTTCTTGCTCAGTATAACCCTGAAGCGGTTCTTCATCGTGGATGTCAATACTAGAATCAATATCAATGGTCTTACCAATACTTGCTTTACGATAAGTGCCTTTCATCGCAGCCATCATAGCGTGCTTAGACTTATTCTGTAGTTCGATTTTACGAGCAACTTTCTTAATCAATTGGTATCTTTGTTCTTTAGTCATTATTTACATTCCTCATATACTTTATTTTCAAGTTCGTATGCTTCAATTTCCCAAGGCTGATCGGCGTATGGGGTTCCGATATATTCTTTACCGCCCCAGATTTGCTTGGTGGTCATTTTCTTATTACCTGATGGATCTTCTACTAAAACGATTCCGCCATTTTCTAGCATTCTTGAGCTTATCTGTTGGGCGTGAACCATTTCGTGGGCAATGTTAATCAGTAGGTCTTTTTTAGAAATAGTACCGCAAGCGTCTTTGCGAGCAATATCAACGTTAATCTCGTCAACGTCACCGTCGCAATAACCGCCTGCGTTACCTGGAAGTTCTGGTACTAGGTTGACGTCTACGAATGCGTCAGATTGATGTAAATAAAGGTAGTTGTAAACTCGCTCAATATAAGCGGTTAGGGATTTACTCTTAGTTCCAGTAATTGTTAACATAATATAGTCTTCCTATCAATTCAATACAAGTATTATAATTCATATCGGGCAAGAAGTAAAGTCTTTTTTTATAATATTTTGTTATATGCTTATAACTCAATTCCTCTAAAATTTAATTCGTCTTTCATAACTGCTTTCACTTGTGGATAGCAATGCTGAGTTCCAACTACAGCACGTAGATGGTCATCGTCCATTTCACTTACTTTCTTATACTGTAGTGGTTCATCACCATTAATACCATATGTACCCCAAGTAACCATTTCACGTGCTTGTTCGTGTACTGTATCTTCATAACGGCACACGAGAGGATATTCATCACCATGAGTACTACGACGAACATAATCCAAACCACCGTCGACCATATACTCTTTACCGTTCGCATCAACATGAGTTTTGTAATCGTGACGACTACGAGATACCAACTCAGTACCATCAGGTGTGGTGATACCGTTGTAAATAATACCTGTTATTTCAGGGTCTTTGATCGGTAATACTGGAAGTTCTTTAAGAAATAATTTAAGTGTCTGACTATCATCTTGAAGCGAAGATGTTAACTGACCTGGTTCAAAGTAACGAACCAATTGACGACCTTCATCGTCAATAACTTCTAAACGGGTAACTTTTTCTAAATCAATCATTATATAACTCCTCTAAGAATTCTAGCAAATCAGTGTCTTTGGGAAAATAAGCAAATGGTCCAGTATGCCCATAAGATGGGCTAGTACTACCATATATTTTAACTACGTGTTTGATACCATACGCCTTTACAAGAATATCAACTTCTTTTTTAAAAGCATTGATGATAAGTTGTTCTGCATTCATACTATTGTACCCATACTAAGTCATAACGTTCAGGCATTGATGCGCAACTAAGGACTTGACTGTTCTTACCTGATTGATGCTTGATAACTCGTACACATTCACCGCTCATATTAGACTTGTGTACTTCATACGACGGGGTGTTAACTATTTTAGCAACGGCGAACGCAATCAAAAGGGCGAACGCAACAGAACCAGCAAAGCCAAGCCAATGTTTAATCTTTTCCATAGTATATCTCCTCAATTCAATACAAGTATTATAACTCAAGTTACTTCAAAAGTAAAGCACTTTCGTTATAATACTTTGCTATATGCATATAACTTTAAGTCCATAAATCCTTATAATATTTCCCGAATAATCTAAACCCATTCTGAGCACGATCTTGTTTATAACCGATAACATAATCGTTAGAATCAGTCATCGCATATTCAAACGCCCATATCATTTCGTTGAGTACATATTTCCAACGGTTATGCCAATGTACATCAATCCCTTCAAAGGTCTCGACTTCAGGCGCACGTATCTCATCGGGCACATCTTCGTTATCAACGCAAGGCGCTCCCTTTTTATCTTCTTTTATTTGAAGTAACACAGGATGAATGATATGGGCTAGAGTAACATCAGCCGACCAGACATCTCGTGGTACGATTTCTACGTCGGCTTTTATCTGTTCTTGAAACTCAGTTTCATCGTATTCAATATTTACTTTCATTATATGGCCATTGGTGCTTTAATGGAGGGCATCGGATTATAGTTTTCTAACTTGTAGTCAGAAGTCTTGGTTCTTAGTAACTGTGACAATGTTCTAAACTCAGGCATTACTAACGTTGGTCCAGATTGTGGTGCACGCTTCAATTGTTCGGTCACTTGGTCTACGTGGTTAGAGTAGATATGAGCGTCGCCGATAGTATGTACGAAGTCGCCAACTTTCAAGCCAGTCATTTGAGCGAGCATATGAGTTAGCAACGCATAACTAGCAATATTAAATGGTACACCGAGGAACATATCAGCCGAACGTTGATATAGTTGGCAAGATAGTTCACCGTCTTGAACATAGAATTGAGACATAACGTGACAAGGTGGCAACGCCATTTCATCTACTTTATCAGCAGCCCAAGCATTTAAAATATGACGACGACTATGCGGTTCAAACATAAGGTCATCAATAAGGTTTACGATTTGGTCTTCTTTAGTCGGACCAAAGTTTCTCCATTGATACCCATATACTGGACCAAGTTCACCGTCTTCATAACCAAGTGCTTTACCTTGAACATTGGCATTATCAGTCCAGATAGTACGTTTGTCTGTTAGTTCAGAACGGTCTTTTTCAAACAGAATCTCGGCGAGTCTGCGTTCGTCTGTACTACCTTCGAGGAACCATAACAGTTCCGAGACTACTGCCTTCCACGCAAGTTTCTTTGTCGTGACAGCAGGAAACTCTTTACGTAAATCATAACGAGTCTGTAGACCAAAGATACCAATAGTACCTGTACCAGTTCTGTCTTCACGAACTTTGCCTTGGTCTAATATTTGTTGTAAGTTTGCTAAGTATTGCTTCATTACAATTCCTTTAGTATTCGTTTTGTTGCAGTGTGAATGTCATAATAGCAGTCGCCGACCATTTCTTTTATAGTTCCATGCTTATCATTGATAGTGGCGTAAAGTCCATGGGCGGTTTTTTCTATATTTACGGTATATCTTTTACCATTAACTACATGTAAGAGTGTTGTCATGTTCTTCTCCAGATTTGAAAGGTTAGGTCATCGTGCTCTAATTCGAAGGTTTTCCTGCACTTCGATAGATAGTAGTCAAGATGAAACTTGGTTTCTGTTGCGCCAAACGAGTCTGTTATGGTTGACTTCATTCTTGTCACATACCATTCATTTATATATGGGGCAAATGCTTTGTACGTCTTAGCACCACCAATAACGAACGCATATTCTAGAACACCAACTTCCATAAACATATTTCGTACTTCTGCTACACTTGAACAGACTATCGCACCTTCAAACTCACTCGGGTCTTGCATAGACAACACGAAGTTTGATCGGTTAGGTAACGGTGTTGGCATATCAGATTTCCATGTAGAAGAACCCATTACAACAGGACTACCTTTTGTCTGATTGACGAACCATGCCATGTCCATTTCATTATGCGCCCACGGCAAGTCACCGTCAAGACCGATCACATTGTCGTCATTAATTGCTAATATTGCTTTCATACTATCCTCCGAAAAAATATCTAAGAATATACATGAATACAACCAAACCCAAAACTGAAACAGAAGTAGAACGATTCCGCTTCCAGAACAACTCAGACCTAGACGATTCTACTTTCAGTTCTTCGTTCACTTTGTGTTCATTATGCGCCATGAAGAAGTCGCCAAGGGATAAAAGAATATACAATGTCGCAACAACGATTACTAACTCTAAAACTTCCATACTAAAATCCTACTGTAAATTCAATAATAAAACCAACCAAAACCATTACGAGTATAATCGGAATAACAGTTAAACAGTTTATTATCAACTGTTCCTTTAGGTTCGTAAAGAAAGAACCTGCACTGTATTCACTACTGTATGCCCTATGCGCATCTATAAAGGATACAACCACTATAGATATGATGAGTACTCCAATAAATTCTAACATTATTCATAACTCCAAGTAATGTAAGGGCGAGTTTTTATTGTGCCGTCCCAATCGACAGAACACCCGCACGATATAATAATGGGAATGATTTCTTTAAACGTTTCTACATTGCCGAAACAAAAAGGCGAACCATTTACCTGATCCGGCGTGAGTATCATTTCTTCTGTTTCTTCGTACATTGCTTCACACGCTTCTTCATACTCGTCGTTATCATAACCATAATCTTCAGGTATGTTGAACTGTTTCTTGAGTTCGTCTTCACGCAACATTATACTGTCTTCATCCTGAACGTCTTGGATGATATTAAACAAACACTTATCAAGGTCGGCTTCGTATGGACAGTCACACCATCCTTCGTCTTGGAAGAACCCTTGCGCCCAACCAACATGCCAACCTTCTGCTTCAAGGGCTTGTTTCATTTTCTCAAAATTATTCATTATCTTTTCTCCAAAAGGTCGTCGGGGCAATTTTCTGCGATTTCTTTAAGATGAAACTCGCCTGGATAGTGGCGCAAACAATACACCGCTTGTTGCCAAACTTCATCAGGTATCTCACCATGCATACGAGATAACTTAACTAAGAATTCACCAGTACGTTTTAACGCACGATATCTTTCATCAGGCATTGTCACGGTCTATTCTCCTGTAAATTTTAAACTCATCCAGTCCAGCAGCAGGGCAGATCAGTATAGTCTCAGGTAATCCACGTTCGTCTTTGTCACCACCTGATCCACAGATAAAGTATTGACCTGACTGTTCAGGTACTGCGTGTTTCCAAATAGTTTGTAGTTGCTGGAATAGTTCGTATTCAGCATCAGTTATTTCTTTCATTACTCTGCCCATCTTATTTTCTTGCCATACTGACTTTCAAACTGACTGATTAGTTCATCATAATCTACTAGCGTTTCTG